TTCAGTAGCAGAAGTAGCAATCAATCTAGCCTTAACATCTTGCTGTTTCTTTTCTTTTTGTATTCTTCTGATAAATGCATAGTATATAATTTGTGTAAAGTATGCAAATGGATTATTAGATTTCTCTGGGTTGAAGTTTCTCATATACTGTAAACAGTTTTCTATACCATCTGATATCATATCATCACGATAAGTATAGTTTATAAAATTAGGTCTGTAAGAAAGGTGATTAGCAATCTTTAAAAAACACTCACCAATATAATTGGTCACCAATGGTGGTTTTCTTTTCTTATCTTCCGCCTTTGCCACTTTAGTACGGTGTTCGATCATAGCCTGAAGAAACAACTTATTATCTACATAATGAGGTTTCAACTTTGCTTTTGTTTTTTCCATAATTTATCTTTCTTTATTGATATCTTATTATAACAGATTTACATCAAAATGTAAAGCAGGTTGTATTAATTAATTTACTTTTGTCATTTGCTTGACAGTTTTAATATCTATGTTATAATGACTATGTAGTCGCTTGGGGAACCAGCTATATAGCATACCTAGTGAATAGTCTTCTTTTGAAATAAATCAATTAAATCTTCTTCTGACCATTGTGCTTCTCGTTGATCGATTCTTTGCATTTGATCCATCTGATCTGCTAACGCATATATCTTATCCATTTCTTCGGCAGATAACACAGGTTTAGCGTTTTGCTTTGACTTTAGTATCTTATCTAATATAACTTCATAATAATGTGATATATAAGTATCTGCTTGAGTGATTACCATAACCTTATCTTTAGGAATAACAAACGTCTTATCATCTGTATAAGATATCCAAGGCGTTAGAGTAGTGTCTTTCATAGCTCCTACTTCTGTTTGCCTTTGTATTGTATGCAACTCTAATGCGTTTGTGATTCGTAGGAAATCTTTATCAACAACAATACTACCCATGATAGTAGTACCATCAGTTAATTTTATCATACGATAATCTCTTTCCTTAACAGTATTCATTTTAATCCTTTAAGTTAATATTATGTATCTCGTAATCGAACTCTTCCTCTGTGTATATATTTATTCTTTCTTGAAAGTGCTTTAGCGTATAATTCTCTTTAGACTTATAAATTAGATCATCTGATATATCATATAGAGTGGCATTAACTTTATTATCACCTAATCTTAAACCTCTACCGATTGATTGTAAATTTCTTATTCTACTCTTTGATGGACTTGCAAAGATTATATTGTGTAGATTCTTAATATTAATACCAGTAGAGAAAGTACCGTAACTTGCTACAATAATAGCGTTATCTTCTTTTTCAACTATTGCTCTCGCCTTCTCTCGTTCTTCTGTATCAACTCCGCCATATATATAAAATATCTTTCGACCTTCTTCGGCCTTATCTTTAATAATTTGTTGTAAGTTCTTACCATGTTTCTCTACAAGTTGAAATAATATTAAAGTATTACCTTTGAGTTTAAGTGCTAGATTACGAATAAAATTATTTCTAGGTGTGCTACTTACAAGATAATCTATCTCGTCTTGATACTTACCTTTTGATACAATTTTACAATTAGCCTCAGTATGTTTTAATATTAAACATCTCACAACCAGATTACTTAACTGATTCTTATCCATAAGTTTTTTAGTTGTAGTTACCTTATTGACAGCGCCGAATAATCCTTCTAATACTAACTTGTGTGTATGAGCACCGTCTAATGTTCCTGTAAGACCGATACGATATTTACAATCAGTAAGCTTAGTCATAATCTCTGTCAATGATTTAGATTTAAATAGATGTGCCTCATCACCAAATACAACACCGAATTGTTCAAAGTATTCTTTAGGTAATTTATATAGACTTTGCCATGTAGATATGAGTACTTTCTTATCTGTTTGATTTGAATAACCACTATATAATCTGTGGCAATTCTTCTTTACATTCCAACCATATGACTCAAAATCTGTGTACATCTGTTCAACCAGAGAGGTTGTAGGTACGATTAATAGTATTCGATTGTTAGTGTCTTCTTTGATTAGGTGGGTGTAGTATCGTATTAAGGAATATATGATGAATGACTTACCGGATGCCGTAGGACTCACCAGAAGCGTCCTATTGCGTTTTAAACTATGAAATATGGCGTCTATCTGATAATCTCTCGCCTCAAATTTTTGACCTAGACTATTAGAAAATTTTGTGACAACTTCTCTATCAACCTTGTTATCTATCTCTACATCTTTACCAGCAACTACAACATATCCTCGTTCTTCGGCGAATGCTTTGATGTATGGATATAGACCAAAGTATATCTCTTTCGTCTTCTGTGAGAATAATCTTATCTTACCATCCCACATTCGATTACGAAATGCCGGCATAAATTTATATCCTGGTACATAGAAAGTAAAGAACTCAGATATCTCTCGCTGTACGCCAGAGTCGCAGTCCACCGTAATGTAAACTTCGTTCTTCTTTTCTATGATGATGAGATTAGAATTGTCCCGATTGATAATCATATAAATGTATGTTCAATGTTTTCATACTTATATTTATACGTTAAATAAAAGGCTTACCTACGACCCAACCTACGAGTGCTTTTCTAATGCCTTTAGTAACTTTATTTACTTTATGCCATGTGTGACTAGGAAAGACAATCATCTCACCTTTTTTAAGTGCAAATGATTTTACTTTTGTTTTTTCTGAAATAGGATGTGTTTCGCATATACTAAAATCACCACCCTCATACTCGTCATTTAAACATAATGTAAAACTTAATTTTCTAATCATGCCATTGTGATAAGGTTTGCTATGATTATCTATATGCCAATCATAGTAATCATTTTTTTGATATACTGTATATTGTGCTGGTTCAAATTCGTGTAATGAAAAATTATATAATTTATTTGCTGAGTCAATGCATTGATGTAAATGATTAGGAAATTTCTCGTCTTTTAACCATGATACTTTAGAACTTCTATTTGCATTATTACCATCTTTTATTTTTGCGTTTGTAATATTTAATGCGTCACCTGTTTTGATTATATCATCACAGAAATTATGAGTTAAAGTTATGTGAAAAGGATTATATTGCACCGCTAGTAAACTTCTTCCATTCAATAGCGTTTTTAATTAAGAAAGTTCTATTGTTAATACTTCTTAATACTTGTTCAAGATACTTAACTATTTGATTTTGATAAGCAACTTTTTGATCTGCTCTTTGTAAATCTTGATCTGAATCCATGTAGATATGTACATCTGATTTCAATACTTTTATATCAAAAGGTTTCAATAGATATACAGCGGCGTCTGCCTTACCTGTATAGTATTCCCATTTATCTCTTAACATAGTCTTATGTTCGTATTCTGATTTCTTTAATAATAGAGAAAACTTATTAAAGTGTTGTAAGTATTTGTTATGTAATAAAGGTATCTTAATTGACTCAGCATCTAATTCTGTGTCATCTAATTTAAAATCCCTATCTACTGATTGTTGTAATTCTTCTAATGTCATGTATATATTATATCACCTTTTCAATTAAAAGTAAAGCCTACGAAGAAGAAATCTGGACTATATCGTAATACATATAGTTAAAACTTGCATTTACTTGCAAATAATCAACATCACTTGCCTTGATATCATAAGATAATGACCCTAAAGATATAGGAAATACATTTTGAAATCTTATCTCAGTCTTAGCAATGTTCTTACTATTTAAAACTGTGAGTGTGGCGTCTGAATATATACCACCTTCTGAAAGAGGTTGTGGTACACTTGTTCCTGTTGCAGCTGTACTTGATGTTGTTCCAGGAAATCTATCTGCACCTGTTCCTAATAAAGTTTTAAATTGAGTGTGGTCTTGTGGAAATCCTAGACCTGTAATCCAGTCGTGTATCTCTTTATAGTTATTTAAATTTTCATCAACTAGAAACGATACATCTAAAGTTTGATATGTAACCTTGTCGCCAACACCTGCAATATCTTTTAGAGGTGTTTCAAAACTTGTTGACCCTAAAGCAATACCAGGTATGTTTGCTGTCTGTACAGTAAACTCAACTAGTGGAAGTTTAGTCATTTTAAATCTAAACTGAATTGGACTTGCATAGTCAAATTTAGTAGTTGTTCTGTCAATTACATTTGATGTTGTCATACTACTATTTATAACGGTTTTTTAGACCAAAAAAAGGGGGCCGAAGCCCCCTTTTTCATAATCGGTATCAACCAATACTACATAATGTTA